CTTGCAACAAATTAGATTTTTTGTCTCCAGCCAACATACCCATAATAGACATAAGTCCAAGTGGTGCTATGATGTCGGATTCTCTCATATTAGTTCTCTACTATTGTACTTTTCATTTGCTGAATACCACTTTTAGCTAATGATACGCTTGCTCTTAGCTTTTGGTGCTCATCGTTCTGTTCCATTTTCTCTTCTGCTAGCTCTCGAGCTTGTAATAGTTTAGCTCTGTCCATTGCTAGATCATTTTGTGACTCTTCTTCTTTTCTAGCCTCTTCTTTAGCCCTAAGATCAATTTCTCTGTCCTTAAGTTTCAATAATGGATCATTTTCAATCTGATTTAACACTTCACGTTCTGCTTCTGCGTACTCTGCCATAAATTCAGCTATTAATTGTGATTTTCTAGCCTCCATTGAAGTTTGCATGCTTTGCATTTGCTGTTGTAGTTGCATAACTTGCGGATTTTGCTGCATTTGAGCTTGATTTGGTCCCGCCTGTTGCATAATCATCTGTAATTGTTGTCCCATTTGCTGCATTTGAGTAATTTCTTCGCTAAATTCTAACTCAATCTGCTCTCCAGCCATCAAAGTTATGTGTTCCATGCAATTTTGCTGTAACAAGCCCATTGCTTTTGGATTATTTCGTACAATTGTAGTCCCCATAAACTGTAAATGCGCTTTCATGTGCGCTTGGTGGTCTTGTTTTGGGAATGCTTGAAACTTTTTACCGTTCATTGCTAAAATATTTTCACTTGCAGGGTCTAAAGGTGTTGGTTGCATTGGTGGCGGCAATAGTGTGTCAATATTTTTTACACCTAACGCCTCATACATGTGTTTATAAGCATGATACAAATTATGCATTTGCGGATTTGACATTGCCATTTGTAATTCTGTTTGTGCAATCGTAATTCTTTGTGTTTGTGAAAAGATGTTTGGATCTGCAACCGGTATAATGTCGACTCTGTCATCAAAGTCAGTTGCAAAAACTTCTCTTGCACCACCAACAATATCGTATGGATATGTTTTTGGTAAGTACGTTGCAAAACATTTAGCAAGTAACATAAACTCGCATTTCATTGCTGCATAAATTCTTTTGTGAATAGCAGACATGACCCGCGATCCACGTTCCAAGAGCGCCATAGTTGTACCCACGGCTGCCGATTGATTTCCGTCACCCACTTGCATATCTGCAATGGACGCGAAACGTTGACCTGCTTGGACAACAACTCCCATTAGTTGTAGGAGCGTGGCACTTGGGTCTTTAAATGGTAACGGCATGAATGCGTCACGAAGATTTCCACCAGGCGCATCGACATCACGGAACTCTCCCGGCTGCAACGGTTGAGCTTCGTCTCTGACTCTAATACCTCTTTGTTTGAATCCGGCCGGTAAGTTTGACAAGGTGCCGGCGTCAAGAAGCTGTCTCAATGCTGCAGTTGCAGTTCGTGACAGTCCGCCGATCATGTGGATAAGGCCGAATCCATAGAAGCCTAGTCCTGGTAAAAACTTAAAGTGTACAAAATATTCTTTCTTCTTGCGTAACGGATCATCGACCGCGTACGCTCTTCTAACTGATAAAACTTTACTTGAGTCATGGTGAATAGTTACAATGTAAGGTAACTTCAATCCTGTTTCTTCACCTTGCTCATCTTTGTCTTCAAAACCTTCTAGGTCTAATTCAATATGGCATTCTAATAAAGTGTGCACGTCGCTTTTTGCAGTTCTTTCAACACCAGATATATCATCTTTAGTATCGGTAACTTCGTCTGCCTCGTAACTATCTTCACTTAGTTCTATGTCTGCATAAAAACCTGTCAGTTGTTGTTTACGTAAATCGTTTTGTGATATTTTTATTTTGTGAATAATTACATCAGTATCTTCTAGAGAAGTTGCATTGTAACTAACATACAAATCTTCTGCAGGTACAAATTTAGAAACACATCTATTCAAAACAGAATCGTAATAAACTTTTTTAAATGTTGATCCTGCTAAAGGTAAATTAAATAACATCTGATCAAACTCAGGCTCGTACTCTTTCATATTTACCATAAGCTGATAATTCATAAAATCTTTTACACGTGCAGATTGTTTTTCTGAATCTGGATTGTGCGCACCAATAATTTGAGTTCTGACCGGCCCTTGTGCTGGAAGTAATTCTTTATAAGCTAAAGCCTGAAACTGTGTAACAGCTTCAGCTAGTACAGGGTGAGTTGCACCACTTGCGCCCTGGAATGGTTCTGATCTATTTTCATATTTAAAACCTAAAAGCTCTAAACCTTTGGTGTAAGTGTCTTCCCAATCAGATCTACCTGATTTAAAATCTTCATAAGAATCTTCAAGATCAGATGCAACTTCTATTAATACATCCTCATCTAAAAACTCAACTAAGTTAGTGTCAAAATCTTGACCACTTTGAAACTGTTCTGCTTGTGGATCAAAATCTATTTCTGCACCGCCGTCATCCATCATCTCAACATTTACTTCTGTCGGATCATTTGCTTCACGTTCCTGTATTGCTACTTCAACTGACTCGTCAATTACGTTAGTTGTTTTTGTTAAATCGCTTACTTTATCTATTGCCATATTATTACCTCGTTAAATTATGCTAGGCCGTTACCATTACCTGTTGCGTTAGCTCCTGGACCTGCTGATGGACCGCCACTAGTACCAGTACTCCCATGATTACCACCCCCTGTACGATCATTAAATGCGTCCGCAAGTTTGTCGTGTTGTGACTGTTGTGCTGTTCTGTTCGCATTAGTTGCAGCTGAAGTTGCTCCTTCAGCTATTGAAGCTTGTCTTTGTCTTTCTCTATATGCTTCGTAGGTTTCGTTTATCTTATCAACCACTGGAGAAACTATATTTCTAATTGCAAAATTAACTGGGCTAAAAGTTCTAAACGCATTCATAATACCATCAAAGCTAAATCCATCTTCTCCTTCTTCTCCCTCTTCTCCTTCTGCAGCTTGATTAAAACCAAAGAAGCTTCTAATGTTGTCCATATTAATTTCTCCAGTTACTGGATTGTCTTGCTCTCTATAGGGGTTACCATCACCGCCACCACCACCGAATGGAGGAGGTACACCAATTTCAGGAAAAGGATTAATTTCAGGAAAAGGTATAAAAGTAGAATTTATCGGATCTTGACTTTGGTTCATTGAATTTAAGATTCCAGACTGTAAAGTCGAATCAAAAGAAAAAGTATTCTTAGCAGGGTCGAATTTTGTTAAATTTGCAATACTCATTAATAGTACGTCCTCGCGTGTTCCGGCAATGGTTCATCCTCGTAATCATCGGGATGCTCGACAAAGCCACCTTGTCTAAATCTCATTACGGCTTGAGTCATACTATCCACTAAGTCGTCATGTTCACCTAATGGAAATGCAGCGCATTCCTCAATAACCTCTTCTGCAAACTTTTTGTCTGGTGCCCAAATCATTCCAGCCTCAAACAAAGGAGCTACAGAGTTTATCCTTGTATGTTTATCATTTCCTTTACTCGGTGTAAAGTTAATAACTGGTATCCCTAGTTTACGTAATTCGTACGTTAAAGGCAAGCCTGAAGCTTTAGCCTCCACGATCACCGTTTCGGGCTTCCAGTAGTCATATTGTTCTTTAGCTTTCTTACGTAACTCTGGAAACTCGTATCTATCCTTGACCATGTCCAATAATATTAAATTAGGTGCGTCGCCTTCATTTGGATGAAAAACTCCCCAAGTCGTAATGGCGCTGTAGTCAGCCGTTTCTTTTTTCATAAACGCCGTATCATAAGACTGAATTACATGTAATAGTGCCGGTGGTTCTGGCTTATCATACAATTGCCACCAATCCCTTTTGATAATACTACCTTCTGCTGCTGTCGGATTTTGTTGGTATTGTGCGTTCCATTTTAGTATACTCACGGATGCTTTTACCGCTTCAAGCTCTTCTAGCTTCCAATAACCAGGCCAAACCGGTTTCCCGCTTGGAAGTATTGCTGGGAACTCGATTACTTCCCATTGGTCTGCTTTTGGTTCTGCTTGTCCTTTTATCAGCTTACCGGTTAAATCAGCAACATTCCAACGAGTCATCACTACTATTATTCTGCCGCCAGGTTGTAACCTCTGACGAGGTCCAGATGTGTACCACTCATAAACTCTATCATAACTGGCCATGTTCATTGCGTCCTGTTCGGAATGTGGGTCATCAATAATAAGTAAGTCCGCTCCACGGCCCGTGATTGATCCACCAACACCCGCGGCATAATATTCTCCGCCCTGGTCCGTTTCCCATTTACCGGCGGCTTTTGAATCTTCTTTAAGTCTAGTGTCAAATATCTCTTGGTACTCTGCCTGCTCCATAAGACCTTTAGCCTTACGACCAAACCTCACGGCTAACTCAGCGTTGTTCGTGGCTTGGATTATTTTTAACTTAGGATTGTTTCCAATCATCCATGCAGGTAGAAAGTTGGATGCAAACTCAGACTTAGTATGTCTTGGCGCCATATTAATAATTAATCTTTTTAGATCACCATTAGCAACCTGATTAAATTTTTCTGCCATAATTTTATGATGATCACCTTCAATAAAATCTGGCCATAGATGTTTTACAAAAGTTAAGAAATCATCTCTAATATTTTGTTCCTTCTTTTTCTCTTCAAGAAGAAGCATTGTCTTAAGATATTCTTTCCTGGTATCAGGCGGTAATTGTTTAACTTGTTCTGGGGTTAGCATTTGAAAAAAATTTATAAAAAATTTTGCACCTTTTTGTTTCTAGCAAAGTGAAAATGATTTTAGCCCATATCTATTTACAAATCAAACTATATATCAACATATAGGATCCCTTTCTGACAGAATCCGGGTGGGGTGGGGGTCATGACTTTCTAGCTCAGAATCTGACATGGTACCTCTATTGGCGGGGTGGGTGGGCCCCTCAGTGCTCAAGCACATACTACATATGGGGTGGGTGGGCCCGCAAGGGCACAAGATCTTGTGTCAAGAAAAAAACGACACAAATAAAAAAAGTTATCCACAGTGACATTTATGCAACCTACATGTGGTGGGTGGGCCCACAAGGGACACAAGATATGTCAATAAAAAAATAAAGTTATCCACAGAAAAAAATAAATTAATACTTGATTATTATATGATAATATGAGATAAGATATTATTAATTAACTAACAGAAAGTATAAAGATGATTAAATGTATAAGATGTGATTGCAATACAACACACGATTATATTGCACAAGTTGAGAGTGGTGATGTCTGTTTAGATTGCATTACTCAAGATGAAGATGACCAATTACAATGGGAACAAGCAGAAGCAAGGTTTGAGCAGTTCCAAGAAGCACAAGGGGAGGGCTAATATGTACGCACTTTTAAAAATAGATCAATACAAAAGTATTGAGTGGGGTGTAGATGTAGTATTTCAAACACCTAAAATAGAAGTTGTCAAGGCTATGAAGTTAGTCAAAGAGAACGCACTAGAAGAAGAAATTAAAACAGAAAGGCAGTATGACGAAGATTATACGCCAAGCACAAATACTGTTTTTCAAATAGTCGAGTTGGTTAATTAATCTTGACGATTGGGAACATATCTATATGATATGTTCCCATAACCAATAGAAAGGATAATAAATGTTAGATAAAAGATATGATGAGATATATTCTATCTTAGACAAAGAGGACAAGCCAATAGCTTTGGAGTGGATTCAAACAGAACTAAGCAAGGCAACACAATTCAAGATACATTTTTTTCATAATGGCAAAGAGGATATTATAATACGCAAGGGCTTCTTTGATGAAAAATGTAGAGTGTGGGAAACTAAGCAAGGCAAAGTTGCAGTATGTTTTGTATGCTTAGATAACAACGATCAAATCAAAGGTTATAGAACTGCAACCGATATAGAACATATCGAGGCTATGATACCTAATACAATGGAGGTAATGAACTAATGAGATATTTTAGTAGTAATGGCTGGCTAGCCATTTTTCTATTTTGTGCTTTCATCTATTTTCCAGTACGCATGATAGCTAGTGTGTTTTTTGGAATATGAGTAAGAACGCAAGGTACTGTGTGACTTGTGGTAAGAAGTTTTACCCCAAGTCATACTCAGCATATCCTCAAGATGATTATTCTTACACAGATTATCCAACACGATATGAAGTGGAGCCAATCCACAAGCACTTTCATTCACAAAGCTGTATGAAAGAGTGGATTGCAAGATACTCTCGAGAGTTCTCTAATTTAATTGACAACATATCACATAATGTGATAGAAGATAATAGCAACCAAGAGAAAGGATAATATATGGAAGCTAATAAACTAAGACTAAACCAACAGAAACGACAGCTACTCAAAAGAGAGTGGGCTTCGACTGTTTGGAATAAGACACCTATGGAAGTTGAGGACAATCTAAAACTTGCCATAGAAAATTACAGAACAATAAAACAACAAACTTGGGATAATGTAATCACCCCTATAATGGATAATAAGTTTCCACTAGAGGATATGCAAGTATTAGCCAAGTACGATAGAGGTAGCAATCATTACAGATCATTCACAGAAATAGATCAATGCTTTTATTTTAAGCCGACACATACAGATAGTAGTGAAAGCCAATACAAGTGGACTATTAGTGATGATGAAATGCTAGCATTGTATCACTTCGAGTTGCAAGAGAAAGGACACCAAGCGACACTAGAAGTTGAGTATAGTGAGACAAGTAGAGATCGCAACCCTCACTACCACGAAAAGACAAAAGCTATGGAAGAAGATTTGTCAAAAGTATCAACAAGTCTTGATCGTGGCTTGTGGAATAAACATGGCTATCATAGAGGAGGTAGAGATTATAGTGATGACATTTCTGCTTTCAGTCGTATCGTACCGAATACGGGTGGCTGTCATTCTCGTACCATGATGTGTGAAGAACACCATTGGGAACAGCTTAAGATGTATGCAAAGGCTCAAAGTAGTTTGACAAATGCACACCGAGAGTTGTGGCAAATGAAATACGAGTTAATCAAAGATATGAACAGTATCATTGACCAAGCTAAGTTCTTGTCTGATGTCAAAGAGTATTGGCAAGATGTCGAGGATTGTGTTTCGTTTGAAACAAGTGATCTATCAAGAGAGTTATCTATTGTATCAGACGATACAAAAGAAAGACTAAGACATTCACTAGCAGTAAGACAATCTGCTAGAGAACAGCAACCAAAAGAAGTTGAAGTTGCTGTGCCAACGCAAGGTTTTGCATTGGTAAATTAATACTTCTAATACTTGGCATGGTAGGTATATCTGTAAGTCCAAGTATAAACTATGAGAGCTACCGAGTGCTAAAAGTATCTGTCTTTAATTCTAGGCGTCAGATATATAACCAATCCTAGATAATGGCGTACAAGGGCTCTCACCCGTACACTTTAGAATTATTCTAAAGTATAAATATTCAGGGAGGGTGGGCCCTCAAGCCCGCAAGCGATTTGTCAAGTTTTATTTTGACTTATCCACAGAAAAGATTCATTGACATTATGTCAGGAATATATGATAATGTGATAATTATAAACAGAAAGGATACTTATGAAAACTTATAGCGTAATGATATTAAAAGCGGATGACTCACCAGCTGAGATCCATCATATCGATGGTACAGGCGGCCCCGCTTTTGATAAGATCTACCCGTTGATCAATGCATCAATGATTGAAATAGCTCAGGGCCGCTGGGTCCAGTCAGATGGCCAGGCCGTTAACGTGGACCTGTTCTGTGATGAAGAGGCATTGCTGAAGGCGGATGCTAAGATTAATCACCGCGCCAGCCACTTACGTTGGCACCTGTTTAAGAATAAATACGGCGCGCAAATGCCTGATCCTAGACTGGCAGGCGACGTGGCCGTTGTCTTCCCGCCGCGCCTTAAGCTTGATAAAAACTGGACCCCGGACTTCCACGGCCAGCCACTGGTTCACGCTGAAGATGCAGAGATATTTGCAGCCGCGGATAAGGTGGCCTCGATCATTGACTAATAGATCAACGTATAATAGCAGGATGCTGCGGGCTGAGCCCGCGGCACCTGCTGCGCGGAACGGCGTCCGCGGCACTGTCAACCCGTACTGGCTGCAGCAAGCTGAGAAGCGCAAGCAAGGCACAAGGCACAGGCAGCAAGCCTATAAAAAAGCGCAAGCGCGCAAGGGCTCAGGCTTGACAAATATATAATATATGATAATAAGATATAAATAATAGAAAGGATAATTTATGAAAAAGCAAAAGCTGCTGGGCGTAGGCACCAGTTATAAGACAATCAAATCGGAGAAAATAGGCGTGCTCACAGGCATTCTTTATATGGCCCCGTATAACCTGAGCGGCAAGAACGTATGTCCTAACGCCAGCACAGGCTGCGCGGCTGCATGCCTGAACACAGCGGGCCGGGGAGCAATGAACGTTGTACAGGCTGCGCGACTCAAGAAGACGAATAGATTCTTTGAGGACCGCCAGCAGTTTCTCTGGGACCTGGTGATAGAGATAAGCGCGCTGCGCCGTAAGGCAAAAGCTAAGGGCATGAAGGCAGCCGTTAGGCTTAACGGCACCAGCGACCTACCGTATGAAAAATATAAGGTTCGCGACACTGGTAAAAATATTATGGAGCTGTTTCCTGATATACAATTCTATGACTACACAAAATTAGAAACGCGTATCACCAAGGGCCAGCTGCCGGCCAACTATCATTTAACTTTCTCACGTGCTGAGGATAACGATCACAAGGTGGACCAGGTACTGGAGCACACCAGCGCGGCCGTTGTCTTTGCAGGCGATGCGCTGCCTGATACGTGGCGCGGGTATCCTGTTATTGATGGCGACGAACACGACGCGCGCTTTACGGATGCCGGCCCGGGGACCATTATTGGGCTGCTGGCTAAGGGCCGCGGCAAGAAGGACGAAACAGGTTTCGTTGTTAACGTATGATATTCAGGCTTTTCTTATCCTTTAGCCTGTCAGGGTCCAGCTGCTAATGCGCGGCCGGACCTTCCCTCTGGGAACGCCACGCGCGTTCCCGGTTAAGAACAGGATACAAGCAGACCTGAGGCGCAAGCAGATGCGCGAGAACTACGAGCGCAAGCGCTCAAGGGCTCAGGCACAAGCCTCAAGCAACAAGCGCTCAAGCTCACAGGCGGGGCGGGTGGGCCCGCAAGCACGCAAGCCGTCGGCCGCAAGCTCGCGGACCTTGGACCCCGGCTCGAGATAGTATTCATAAAGTTTATTGGTGCGTGGATCGAGGGTCGCTGCCAAGATCCAGGTGTTGGTTGGGTGTTTCACGTGGAACGCAATTTGGTGTGGTGAGAAGGTAATTTTATTACTTTTTACTATCTTTAACTCAACAGTAAAAAAGCCAGTGTTTTCCGTGTATCCTACTAGGTCAGGAAAGCCAAAAGATGCCCAAGATTCAACGCGTGTCCATGTAATATTTGGTGTAGATTTTTTTAGTTTTTGCCAGAGTTTCGACTCATTTTTCACAATAACTATTCCACTAAGATCATAAGCCTATAACGCTCTTTAGAACCTATGATTTTGTTCTCAACCAGTTTAATTTCTTTGATGTTAAACTCTTTTTGTAAAGGGTTTCTACCATCAGGCAATAACATTTGAACTTTTGCATCGCCGCCTTCTTCAGACTCAGTAAATCTAGTCAAGACTTGTATTAGCTTTTTTGTATTATACCAATGTGGACTACTCATTTGAAAGCTGGTCCTCCTGCCCACACAACAAGACTATATCTTGTACCTACTCTGACCGGACGTACTCTATGTGGTATATGAGAAGGAAATATAATCATGTCTCCCATTTTAGGTTTAAAAGTAGATTTTCTTATTGGAAGTTGGCCATCATCTGCATCTAGCCAAGCAGTATCGAACTCTCCTCCTGAATAGTCATCATTAAGCACAACTGAAGCAGATATTTTTCTAACTGTGTCTATAGCCTGTGGGGCTGAAGTAAATTTTAATCCTGGGTTTTCAGGCATATCATTACGAAAACAAAAAATTCTTTTTGCATGATGGTCTCCAAAACCATCAAAATGCCAACTGTAATGTTGTTCTGGACCATACTTAGTAAACTGAATATCTTCAGTCATAGTAATATCAAAATTCCAAGCAGTAATATGATTAGCCACTTTAATAAATTCTTGTATCTTACCAATAACCCCAGGCTCAGAAATAAAAGCAACATTTGAGTCTCTGGTGCTATTAATTCCTCCAATTAAATCACCTTCTTTAGTAACGTGGGTAGCTTTGCTTGTGTTGTTTTTATAACGCTCTATAATTGTATAACAAGAATCTGAATCAAATGCGTTATGTATAACATAGGCAGGTGATTTGTTTTCTGGGTGTCTGTATGATGTAAACATTATCTTCTTTTTCCTTGTCCTCTATATTTTTTGTAATTACGTTTCTTATGCTTATTTTTAGGTCTTGATCTAACACTGTTACCAATAGAAGTTCTTTTCTTTGGTCCGGGTGTGTGGTCTGAATAAAGTTTACTCTTCTTCATCTAAAACATCCTTAAGCTTAACTCCGTTGTATTCTAAATTATCATTAGCTAAAACAGTGTACTCACCTTCAACTAAAACTTTGTTCTCTTCATAAATCTTTTTCATTTTACTTTCTAATTCTTCAATAGACATGTCCTCTAATTTACCTGTTCTGATTATTTTTTGTTCGATGTATAGTCCTGCAGCTTTACCTCTAGCAACTTCTGCGTTTGCTGCTGCACTAAATGCTCCTTTGTTTAA